CGTTGTTGAAGCCGATGTCTTCAGCGATAGCGGTAATCTAGGCAAAATCTTCCGCAACAATGGAGCGGTTTCCCAAGTTGGAAATCACCTCGTTAGCGCTGTTGATCTTACCTACAACTTCACGGGAGCGGCTCCAAATGTAGCTACTTCTGGGAAGATTCGCTTGTTGGTTTCATACTTCCCAACCGCTGGTTTGGCTTACGCATCATAATTAATTAATTAATTATTTGAAGGGGGAGGTCGGCTTTAACTGGCCTCCCCCTTTTTGTTTATGAATATCATTACATCTTTTCCACGATACAGCGACGGAGAAATAAATCGAGCGTTCATGCGTGAGATTAGGACTGGACTGAAGCTCGAAAAAGAAACCGAAAAAGCTCGAACAGACATTGCTAGAAAAGAGTCCGCAGAACTTAAGGGCAAGGAGCATCCTGTTCTGGGAAGGCCAGTGGCAGTAATGCCACCAAGAGAGTTTTTTAGGCTAACAAAGAAGTACGGGAACGACACCGTGCATTCTAAAGAATTTATACAAGATTATAACAAGAGGTTCAAGGATCTCTCACCCAATAACGCGTAATGCAGGATAAAGCTAATAAAGATTTGTATGATCTGATATCCGCCCTGGCGGGTACATCTGATTTTACCCCTGCTGAAAATGCTCATCTATTAGCTTTAGCGAACAGGCGGATGTACGAAGCGTACAACCGCACTCCGTACTGGGCTAGGTACTTAATATCCGCTGAACCACGTACTATACAGAACCAAATATGTCCATTTACCCAAGACGGGTACTACCTGTTTGGTGCAGGAACTGATGGAGTTAATGGGCTGTACAAACTCAACGGAGCAGAGAACGGTCAATCGGCGTACACGCACTACGAGACTACCGATATATCTGCCACGGCTATAGAGAACGGGACAGTGTACCAAATCGAGTACGCTGGCTCCTCCAACTTTACTTCGGTTGGTGCGGCAAACAATAACGCTGGAACCATTTTTACGGCATCAGCATCCACTACAGGAACAGGTAAGGTCAAAACTGCCGCATTCAGCCTAATTAGGAATAGCGGAAACAACGCCTGGATAATTATAGAAGGATTTCCTAACGCTACCGAAACTGCGTACTACTCTTTAAGCTCAACTAGCATAACGGAAACAGGCTGGAGCATTGGAACCTCTCCGTCAGCTAAGGCAAACGCCCCACGGGTTAGGGATCTAAGCGAAATTGGGGAGTTCGTTAGAATTCATCGGAACCAAGCGTTCCTTAATATGTCTTCTGTCGAATACGAGTTCGGCGTTCAGTCCGACGGCGCTCATATTCTGAATGCTGTAAATGCAAAGGAAAGCCAAGTTTGGGTCACTTACAAAAAACCAATTACCTTGTTGACAAGCCTAGACATTGATGGGGCTGCATCTTTGACGCAAGTACCACAAGAATTTTTTTACTACATGGCTCATGCCACGTACGCCGATTTTCTCCGAATGGATGGGCAACACAATAAAGCTTCCTTTGAGGAACAGATTGCTGAGAACTATCTAGGCGAAGAAATGGACAATCCACAGCAAGTAGCAAATAACAACACTATAGGAAAGCGTTTTCGGACGCACGTATCCCAACAATCAAGATAAATGAATAGTTTAATCACCAATCTATATCCTCGTCCGAATGAAACGGTTGCTGGAGAAAACCTCTCCTGTGCAACAACAGGATCTGGTGTTTCTTTTGCCGCCCTTGATAGCGACACCAAATACTGCATGATCGATGTACAAGACAATAATGTTATTGTTACATTTGATGGTAGCACTCCTACCGCATCTAATGGCCATCTCCTTGTTAAGGAAAAAGGACTAATTACCTTTAGTGCTCAAGCCGCTAGGGCTGCTAAGTTTTTGGGTGTATCAGGTGCTTCAATAGTTCACGTTTCACAATTTGTGTAATGAACACTGAGCTGAACAAGCTTGGATGGGGTGCAACAGGATCAATGCTCGCTTTGTCTTTTCAAGGTATTAGTGAAATAATGTCTATTGTCGCTTCGAAAAGGAAGTAAGATTATGCTATACGGAAAAGGAACATACGGAAGCAAAGCCGCTCGGCCATCTACGGCTGTAAAAGCTAAGGGGAAGAAAAAACCAATGGCTAAGAAAAAAAAGAAGTAATAAGTAAATCATTACTAAAGCCATGATACCAGCATTCCTAGCGCCCCTAATTGGGCCAGCAGTCAACAAAGTTCTGGATCTTATTCCGAATAAGAACGAGAGAGAGCGAGCGCGTGAATCAGTCGAAGCATCTTTTGCTGAAGGAATACTCGCAGCGGCAGCGGCTCAGACCAGCATAAACGAAGTTGAAGCACAGCATAAGAGTGTTTTCGTTTCTGGTTGGCGTCCGTGGTGCGGTTGGGTTTGCGGGTTTGCTCTCGCGTGGAACTACATCATTCAACCTATCGCTGCTTGGGTTGGATTCCTTGCTGGTTACGACCTCTCAGGTGCTCCACGATTGGACACTAGCGAACTAACGACAATCCTTATGGGTATGCTCGGTTTAGTGGGTGCTCGATCTTACGAGAAACTAAAAGGGGTCTCCCGAAGCTAATGATACTAGCAGCAGTAAAAGAATCGCCAATGTGGATTAAAACAACATTAACTTCATGGCTTGGAACTGCTACGGGATTTAGCATTAGCCTCGGTCAGTTCGAGGGAGAGATCAGGGCTTGGGCTGCGTTGGTTGGGGGTATATTAATCCCCCTTACTGCATTAGCATTTCATATTTACATAACTCTTCGTAAAAAGAAATAGTGGCTATAAATAAGAAAAGCATGAAGTGTAACGTTCCGAAAAGGCAAGTGTCTGGCGGGAAGAAATCTGTTGTGAAAGCTTGTCAGGGTGGAAAAGAAAAGATAGTACGCTTCGGGGATTCTAACATGAGCATCAAAAAAAGTAACCCAGCACGTAAGAAAAGTTACTGTGCTAGGTCGGGTGGCATTAAGGGTAAAAGCAATAAACTGTCTGCTAATTACTGGAGCAGGAAAGCTTGGAGTTGTTAAATGGCTAGGTACGATAGATACGGTAAACAAGATGACCGAATAGCTGAAGAACTCGATACTGGATTTACGGGGTTCAATAATCGCTTGCGTCCAGATCAGCTACCAACGGGCGTATTAACAGAATCAAACAATGGTCGATTAGGACTAAACGGAGAGTGGCAAACGCGAAAGCCCGTTAATTTCCTAGCATCTCCATTTCAACCAGCTCCACTCAAAGTAGGTTCTGTTAGGTTACACAACAATGCGTGGCCTTCTATTTCAGGAACTCCCTCTATTAGCAGCAATACGGTAACGATAGCTTTTGGTTCGGACGCATTTCCTTACGCAGGACAAGCGGCTGCAAGTTGGGTTGGCAAAGTAGTGAACCTTACTGGATTTGCAGGAACCAACGTATCTGGCGTCAGCATTCCGATAGACGGGAACTACGCTATAGCATCTGCTCCAACCAATGACAGAATCACAGTGGTCATAACTGGACTTACGAACATAGCTACAGTGGGTACAGCTAGGGGTCCATATTTAGATGACACCGCTATTAATGAAATTGAAGATGCAATAGAATACAGCGATCCAAATAACAATTCAGAAAGCTATGTATTGTGCGTCGGAACCAATAAAGCATCTGTCGTAAAAACATCAGATAGTTCAACCGTAGACATAGACTACCCAGTCGGGTTGAGTGCAGTTGGAGGACAGGCACTACAAGCATTTAACAGAGTATTTATTTTTAGGGATGGTGATATTGCCTTAGAATGGGATGGTGCACTAACTGGAACTCCTGAATTCACTAGAGTAGCAAACGGATCTTTTACAGAACCCTCAGACATTATAGTTCCTGCTGGAAGCTTCCAAATAGTGAACCAGTTGGCAACGGTAGTTTCCGAAACTGGATCACTGAGCCAAGGAACATCTATATTTATAAAAAATGGTGTAAATTCAAATATTACAGACCCAGATGACGCGGAATACGACATTAGTGGGTCTGGACTAAGACAAGTTGTTCCTAAGGACGGCGGCGGTTTTCACTTTGAGTTCTTTGTAAAAGAAGTTTTTGTTACAGATAGTAGTCCTACAGCTATTTCTACAACCAGTCTTAGCACGACATCTGGAACTGGATCGTTTACTGGGTACAATAAAGCAACTTTTACTACATCAGCAGGACATGAGCTAAAAGTGGGTGATCCTATTAGTATAGCGAACTACCATTCATCCGTTAATGGAAATAGGGTTGTCGCTGAAGTAGGAAGCACAACAACATTTTCAATTTATATATCTGGAACATTGAGTAGCCAAAGTGCAAGTGGATCTCCCACCGTAGGACTTAAAAAAGGTTTTACGTTCTCAGTACCCGCTGAATGTACTGATGGAATCAAAACGTCAAAAGATACACTGACGGCTACTCCAACGTTTTTAGAAAAAGCATCCGAAGGTTCTGGATTTACCCATATGCCAGCTCCTCCTTTTGGAGAATATCACCAAAGACGAATGGTAGTTCCTTTTAGGTACTCAATGGACGAAGATTCAAGCGGGACAACAATTACCGATAGGAACATACATGATGAGCTTCTATTTTCCCAGTTTCTACTTAGCGATGAGTACGATATTATATTTGGTCAATTTAGACTAAATGCAGGAACTTCAGACTTCATAGTTGGACTTCATTCTTTTTCAGAGGACAACCTAGTTGTTTTCAACAGAAGCAGCATCCATTTAATTAGCAATAGTTTTTTTATAAAAGATGCTAGAAGTACGCTAATAACAGATGAAGTAGGATGCTTGGCCAGGAAAAGTATAGTTCAAGTATCTAACAATCTTATATTCTTGTCCGACAATGGTATTTACGGTGTAGATTTCCAAGACTTGTATAACTTACGCGGCAGGGATCTTCCATTATCAGCAACCATTGAAGCTACCATTCAAGACATAAATAAAGATTATGCAGAAAATGCTGTAGCTGTATATTTTGATAACAGATATTTCATAGCTCTTCCAATTGGGATTAATGCGACAACGAACAACACACTTCTAATTTATAATTTTATAAACAAAAATTGGGAGTCCATAGATTCTATAAACGATACTGCTTGGGAATTTACTCACTTAACGATAGCTGGAAAGGGCCAAAACCGAGGAGTGTACGCAACCAATAGAACGGGAGGTGTTCATAAGATCGAGGGAGGAACTGGAGGCCATGACATATACACCGTTCAGGTAGGATCTGCTTCTAAATCAGAAAGAGTCGTTTCATCAGCTACAACTAGAATGTACACACTTCAATCTATAGATAGAAAAAAATGGAACAACTTTGAATTGCATATAGAATCTGAAGAAGGATTGGCTAGCAATGGAAACATATCTGCTGAAACAGAAAACGTAGATGGGAACATAGACCTGGGTACACTAGCAAGCTTTAATAACGGCAGTCAATTAACGGCAGGAGAAGACTACTCAATAAGAGGAAGAATTGGAAACAAAAGAGCGTACGGATTGCAATTTACATTAGATACCACTTTAGGAAGACCAAAGTTTAGATCACTGAAAGTGGCAGGAGCTAAAACATTTAGAAACTCAGCAACAGCAGAATAATGGCTATATTAAGCAAAGGAACAACTTACGCCGACGGCGATCAAATAACATCAACGAATTTAAACGCACTTGTTGATAATGCTACTTTCGACGCAAATGCAGTATCGAACGGGGTAGGGCTTAACGGAAGTGGCCAGCTAGAAGTCGTTGGGAACATAGACATCGGAACATCTAATCTGACAGCTACTGGTGCTATTAGCTTGGGGGCTACAACTTTTAACGATAACAACATTACAAATGTTGGCTCCATTGCTGTAGATACTATCATTGCAGACGACACAGATATTACTATTGATGCTGCTGGAGATATCATTTTAGATGCTGGCGGTGCAGACATCCTACTGAAGGATGATGGGACTCAGTTCGGTAGTATTACAAAAAGCGGCAGTGATATAGTTGTTGCTTCCTCTATTGCCGATATTATTCTTGATGCTGTTGGAGATATTATTTTGGACGCTGATGGCGCTCAAGTTAGAATTAAAGATGCTGGCACAGAGCGGTTTGTATTTAATACAGATTCTACTCCAGAGTTAGATGTTACTGGTACTTCATTTACAATTCATGCGAATACAAGTGATGCTGATATGTTTTTCAGAGGCAATGATGGCGGGTCCGACATTACAGCACTCAAGCTTGATATGTCAAGCTCTGGAGACGCTACGTTCAATAACAAAGTTATCGCAACAGAGCTAGACATAGGTGGAGATGTAGATGTAGCTGGTACAACTAACCTCGATGTGGTAGACATTGATGGTGCTGTAAATATGGCAACCACTGCGCTAGTCACAGGTGTACTAACAACTACAGCTACGCAGGTAGCAACGGGTGGAATCACAAGTGGTTCAAGCATTCTTTCAGACACAGACAGCACAGATAGTTTAGGATCTACTGCGGTTAGATGGCTAAAGGGTTGGTTCGATACGTTGACAGCAGGAACGCTAACGATTGGCTCAGGGAGTGTTACAGATAGTTCTGGTGCTATTTCATTCGGCAATGAGAACCTCACTACTACAGGCAACGTTGGAATCGGAACGGCGTCTCCAATCCAGAAGCTGTCCATAGAAGGGTCATCGTCAGACACGATTGATGAAACTACAGGGAATTTAAAGCTACAAGGTGCTGGTGGAAACGGTCTTTTGTTTGGAACTCAATCAAGTTCGCCTTTCCGTTCTTACATCCAAGCAGCTTACGTAGTCGATACTAGTTTGGCCCAGTATGATTTGCTGCTTAATCCGATTGGAGGCAACGTCGGCATTTCCAATACGTCGCCTTCAAGCACCTTAGATGTTACTGGAACTTTAGCTGTTTCTGGTGATGCTGCATTTGATACAGACACACTCTTTGTTGATGTTTCAGCAGACCGTGTGGGAATAAATGACTCAACACCTAGTGTAGCTCTTGATGTTACTGGTGAGTTCAACTTGTCGAGCCATGCAACGCTTGGATCAAATCTTTCTCTTAAAAAAGATACTGATGCTTGGTCAAGCGAGACTTGGCTTAATGTTTCCGACTACGGTGTAATAAACACAGGTGGATCATTTGCTTTAACGATAAACGGAAACGGATACAGAGGCACTGCTGGTTGGACATCTTTTGGTAAAGGATCAGAAGATGGAGCAACCCAGATTTGGCAATACCCCGAAGGATATATAACATTCAACGCCAATAATAACTGGGGGACAACAACTGACGGATCTAATAAAGTTGTTACGGAGCGGATGCGTCTTAATGGCGATACTGGAAATTTAGGAATAGGTACTACGTCGCCCGATGAAAAGCTCGATGTAGTAGGAGCGGGAAGATTTTCAACTGGAGTTACGTTTGGCACTGATACCGCTGCTGCAAATAAGCTAGATGATTACGAAGAAGGAACCTGGACACCAGTCATAACATTTGGAGGAGCTAGCGTGGGTGTTGCATATTCAACACCACGATTAGGAACATACACAAAGATTGGACGTTTAGTTACCGCTACGTGTTCTTTTCTTTTATCAGACAAAGGATCATCAACTGGTCATGCTGTAATAACTGGATTGCCCTTCGCTTCTAGCAGTGCGTCGGGTAATAATACGCCTCCTTTTATTCGAGTTGGAGACATATCTTTTGCTGATTTCCCTATGGGCCTTAACGGGCCAGGACTCACTACCGTAACACTATTTGAAGCAGCAAATAGTGGAACAGTTAGCACTATAACTGAAGGCAACTTTTCTAATTCATCTCAAATACAGATGGCTATATCATACGCAGCTTAATTTAAACACCAAAACAACAATGGCACTAACAGAACAAACATTAGATGACAAGATTGAGCTAGTAGGCGAGTTCCGCCAGGTTCATATCAGAACAGCAACGATTATCAAGAGGGACGGCGAGGAAATCAGTCGCTCTTTTCACCGCAGGGTACTGGCTCCAGATGCCGATGTCACTGAGGAGAACGCAGAGATCAAGGGAATTATTGATGCAGCGTGGACTCAAGAGGTTAAGGATGCTTATGCGGCAGAAATGGCATCACAAATAGAAGAACTAGAACCATCCGAGTAGGAGGTTCTAGAACTGTCGGCAAACATTAGAAGGATAACATAATGGCAACAAATAATTCAAGCTCATTGCCCGAAGGTTCAGCAATACGTCTCCCAGGAATAACTATAGAGGGAGGAAACGACAGATATGCGGGTCTTGAAGACCTGTACGGGTTTGGTGCATTATACGGTAAAGACTTCATAGATACTGAACTGGGTTACGATCCTTTTACTTTTGATGAACAAATAGAAGGTCCGCCATCGACTATTAGTCCTCCGCTGGATTTTGGCTCCGAGGATTCCGAGGACACCTTCGATATGTCTAAGTTTAAGGCTCCAGAGACAGAAGAAGAAAAACAAGGTCTTTTAAGCAAAATAGGTGAGGCTCTGTCTAAAGTACCAGCTAAAGTTTTAAACTTAATGCTTCTTAAAGCTGGAGTAAAAAGTCTTGGAGTGCTTGCTGGTATAGTTGTTTCAAGGCTTACGTCAGATGCAGTAAATAAGACTGTAACACCACTTGTTGAAAACGCTTTAAAAGCTATTGGGAATACTGGAAAAGACGCTCTTGGGAATATTGTTAACTTCAGAAACTCACCTAATCAAAGTACTACCGATCAAAGTACCCCGAACCAAAATCAAGAAGGTTCAAATAACCTTCAAGGCTCAGAAGATCCTTTTGAAATTACAGATTTTGGATCATATGTGGTAAACGAGTCAGATACATCATCATTTGATGATTCAACCAGTTTTGTGAACGAATCGGGAACTAATAATGTAACAACAGAAGGATATTCAGATACATCTTCGAACAATACTTCCGTATCAAATCAAACAAATAACGAAATTAGCACTGGAACAACCGACGAAGGAGGCACAGGAACAGGAGAATTATCAGAAATGGAGCAAAAATACAACGCGCATTTAGAGATGATACAGCGTATGTCTGGCAAAGGTATTGAGTCACGATCTCAGTCACTACAACAAGCTAGGGAAAGTTTTGGTCCGCAACTTCTTGGTGCAGCAGAAGATTATAGAACTGCTGCGATGGATAGTTTTGCAAAAACCGCAGGAGCAGAACCAGGGTCCAACTTCCAGGAAATACTTTCGGCGTTCACTAAAAACGATCCTACAGAAGAAAAAAGACTTAGGGATGAGTCTAGGGCTGTAGGAGTGGCTTCTGGTCGTTCATTTGATCCTGCGGCTATAAAAGGAACAATAGATTTAAATCAGTTATTTCAGGCTAGAAAAACTCCTTATATCCAAAGTATGCTTCCAGAGCTAACGCTAGGAAGAGGAATGCAGTACGCTGGAGGGCTAGACGCTACAGTTATGGATACCCTTCCTTCCTTTGCCGACCAGGTGAAGTTCGACACCGCTCAGCAACAAAATCAGTTCAACCAAGACCTACTTCAAGCACAAAGGGAATCTGGAGATTCAAACAGGTTTATTCAAGGTGCTAATGCGCTCCTGGGAGCTTACGAGCAAGACTTTTTGGGACTTAAAAGCAATGTAGTAGATCCTTTCGGAAGTTTAATAGCTGACACTTTTAAAGGGTTATTCCCAGGGAACTCAGGGTCTAAAAACAACTTTGATTATTCGGAGTATCAATCACAGTATGGCTTTCCTAGTGAAGAAAATATGTCTGGTTTTTTAGAAAACGACTCCAACTTTGATTTTAAATTGGAAGACTTTAAATACTAATTGTTATGAGATTCGGACAACTATCAGTTCAGGACATGACTCCTGATATTACACCTTTGCTTAAAGCTCGCCAGATGAAAGATCAGGCGTTCCAAAACATCGCTGGGACTATATCTCAGCTAGCTGCACAGAAGCAGCAGAAGGAACTAGATAAACAAAAGAAACAGCAAGCTATATCTGCTGTAACTCCTTTTCTGGAATCCCTTAAGCAGATGAATCCTAAGCTTAAAAATGTTAATTTTAGTGCTGCTGACTTAGTTGGGGCGGTTGGGGCAGAAAAAGCTATGTCTGAAGTCCAAGACTTAATGACTGCTATGAACAATGAAAGAAATAAGGCGGCGGAGATTGCTCTTCAAGTAGGGGCAAATAAACTTGCTAGGAGAAAGTTTAGGCAGGAAAAGAAAGACGATGAAGAAAAAGAACAACTTGATAAGTTTAATCGCGTAAAATCTATTGAATTTTCAAATCTTAGAGCTAGTGTAGTAAGGGATCTAGGAGGGTCGGTAGACGATGCTGATTTTTTAAGAAAAGTAGATCCATCAGTTGTTTATGATAAAGTATTAGAAGTTTACAATAGTTCTCGTGAAGAATATAAAAATCTTAGTCGAGATGACTTTCCTGGTCTTCAGTCATCTGTTGTTGATAGACTGTCTGAAATTGCAAAAGCTAAAGGAGAGGCTAGAGAAGCCGCGGGTGATGGAGAAATGACCTTTGAAAAGATCAAAGAGTTATACTTCAATAAAAAATCAAGTTTCTTAAAAGGTATTAACGGGACAAAGGAAACTTTGAACTCACAAGATAGGATAAGAAGAACTGCTGGCGAGCTTAAAATATTTCTACAAGATTATGTTGATAGTGGATCAAATCAAACCATGGATCAGTTTTTTGAGTCTAAGTTCAAGGGATCAGAGTTCAAGGCAGTTATTGGTAAAGTAAAATCCCTTGGTGGACAAATTGGAGCAAGCCAACTTATTTCTATGAGAGCGAACTCTAGGGACGGGTCTTCGGGATTTGGTCAGCTAACAAGGGAAGAGCTTACTTTGCTTCAAAATTTGTTTGGTGCAATTATTGACGACGAAGGAGAGCTTGTTCCTGGCAGTGTGCTTTTGAAAACGATGAAAGAAGTCGAAAGCGTTATGGAAGGAAGAATTTCCCGAACAAAACAGATTGCTAGGGAGGAGTTTGGTGCATTAGCTAATTCTTACGAAATTGCCAATTTTGAAAATTTTTTAGTTCCTGACGGTGCACCTAGTTCATCTACAAATAACGCCGTTTATGATTTCGTAAACGGAGAATTCGTCCTTAGAAAACCTTAGGTACTGTAGAGTAGTAAAACTTTAATTTTAAAACTTTTGATATGTCTGAAGTAGTTGATATAATTTATCTGGATGAAACATTTCAAGTTCCTGAAGAAGGTTTAAAATTCTTGCAGTCTCTTTCCGTGGATGAAAAACAGGAAGAGCTTCAGAAAATGTATTTGGGCGTAAAGCAGTCCAGAAAAAACGAGGAAATTAAAATAGAAAAGTCTAATGAATCCAAAAGAATTCTATCTAGATTTGATTTAACAGTAGAAATTGACCAGTACTCTCCTCAACAGACAGAAATTCCAGGACTTGGCAAGGGTCCAAAGGAACCTTTTATAGCTTCTGCATTGATGATTCCAGAAGAAGATCTAGACACTACTTCTGGACTTTCTTATGGTGTTAGGTCAAAGCTTTCTCTTTTAGCTTCACCAGAGGCTAGAAGAGTTTTTCTAGAAAATACTACAGGCGGAAAGCTTGAAACTTTAGAAATAAACGGCAGACCTGAAGACTATATAATATACCGAGACGGGAAAGTTGTTCAAGTAGACGAAAAAGGATTCAGACCTAGGGATTCAGGAGACATGATGGGTGAGGTTATTCCCCTTGGGGCGGAAGTCGGTGCAACCCTTGCCGTAATTAAGGCCGCTGCTCCTACTGGTGGAGCATCTCTTCTTACCCTTGGAACCGTAGGTCCTGCTGCTGGAGCAGCAGCTAGAGAATTTCAGTCAGTAATTGCTCAGGAAGGTATTCCTTTTATGTTCGAAGGTTTAGCCCCAGAAGCTCAGGTTGATTTTACGGATAGCCTTGGCAGGGCTGGAACAGAATTTGTTGTTAGTTCAGTACTAGAAATTGGACTAGTTGGTGTAGGGAAGTTCGCATACAAACCTAAAGCTATAGCAAAAACATTAGACGCTGAAATTGCTGACCAATCGGCGAAAGCATCAAAAAGTTTTAACAAAGAATACAAATTTGAAATAGAGTCAGGGGGGCTTTCTAAAGTTCCAGAAGCGCCAATACCTAAAGATGATTTTGAGTTCCTTATTGGCAGCAGACCTGAATCAATGGCTATTCCCGTTGAAAGAGTTAGTACAAATATAAAGAATGTTCCAAAAGTTATTTACGGATCAGAAAGATTAGCTAAAAAGGAAGCTGCAAATACTGTTCTAAGAAAAGTAGACGAACTCGAAAAGGCAAAAGTTAAAGCTGAAGAATCCGCAATAGAACAACTTGATTTGGTTGTTGGAGAAACAAATTCTGGTCTAGCAAAACTTAAAGAATTTGCTTTAGGTGGAGGTGCGCCAAGGGCGGCTGCGGAAAAAGCTAGTTTAGTTTCCGCTGAAGTTGTTGAACAAACTGCTAGAAGCATAAAACAAGAAAGCGATAAACTTTATGGCACTGTATTTAAGTCTGCTGCTGAAGAAGGAGCCTCGGTTCCAATAAAAGATTTAGTACAAGTAGTTCGAGGTAAAACAATAACAAAGGAGGGCAAAAAGAAATTGGCTCCCCAAAATGTAGACGATGTAATTGATCATGTTTTTAATAACGTTATTCAGAAATATGGATTCAAAAATATTGATGAGTTAAAGAATAGTGACTTTTGGAAAAACAACTCAGGGGTTTCGTTTGCAGATCTTGATTTATTTTATAAAACAAACAAACAAGCCTTTGATACAACTTCTACTTCTAAAAATTTATCAGCTAGAAGTCTGGATCAAAGACTGAACAAATTAAGAAAGAAAGTAGCATCTAAATCCCAAGGGACAAAAGATGCTTTAAAAGCGGCAGATGGTTTTTATAATGAAACATATGTTCCGTACAAAAACAATGTTTACTCTAAGTTTTTTGGAAGCGAAGCTTTTGGTTTACAAAAGCCTGAAGTAGGAAATGCGGGAATAATTAGCATTTTAAAAGCAGACAATCCTTTAAAGTCCATTCAAAACATTAAATCTGCTAGGAAGGGTATAGACAAAGTTTCGGGACCTAACTCTGAATCAAGAAGGCTGTTTGACCAATCCTTAAGGTATCAACTCCTGTATAAAACTGGATTTTTAGGAGAGGTTGGCACAATACCGAATGGAATAACTGGACATGAAAAGTTTTTGTTTGATGAGGTTTTTGGCCCTAATATGTCTAATACAGTTCAGTCATTAGGCAAAGACGCTAGGGCTCTTAACCTAGAAATAGATGCCAAGACTACTAAGGAAATACTTCAAAATTACGTAAAAAAAGGAAACATAGAAGGTAGCAAATATAAAAATTCTGTTCTTAATTCTTTGAAAAAAATAGAAGACGTCAAAGATTTAGAGGCTCAAAGTTTGTTTAACACCAAAAGTGCGTTCGAGATCATTCAGGGAGACCTAGATGGAGCTGGTAGGCTTATAATAGGGGGTAAAATAAGTACTGATTCAGTTCATAACTTTATGAAGTCCCTGAATCCAATCGAAAAAAAGTACTTTAGAAGAGCCACTCTAGCTTCGCTGATAGACAAATATGGAACCCCTGATGGGGACGGATTATTGTTCAACGGCAAAAAGATTCTTGAAGTAATAGAGAACAATCCTTCAAAGTACTATGGAGAAAGTGGAATTTTTGGGCCTGATGGAAGAAACAAGCTAAAACCATTTCTTGAGTTAGCCGATGTTTATAACCTAGACATTAAAAAGGCTTCAAGAACCAGTGTAGGGCAAATAAGTTACGGAAATAGAATTATATGGAATGCAGCAGATCCAGCGGCTCCGATGATTATTACAAACTTATTAAGCAATCTGTCTCCAACTGCGATTAAAAATAGGATAAAATCCAAGATAATGGCCAGTGCCTACCTAACCGACAGCTTTGATAAGAAATCAGTTAAAGGATACCTGTCAAGGAGATCCAACTTCAGTTTTAATTACGATGAAGAAGTAATAAATCAAGTAGTAAGGGATATGCTAGTCAAGGAGGATGGGATAGAGTTTTTGCTAGGCTACGATGATGAGCTAAGGGCAGTAATGGTAGAATTATTGGGAGGATCTGGAGAACAAAGTGTTCAGGGCCAAAAAACGTTTATAAGAGAAGCTATCTTAGATCGCCAATAAGCTTACGGTACTTCTCCTTAGTGCTCTCCCTCTTTGAGCGCTTCAGGAGCCTCTTGTACTTCCTTAGAAGCTTATCCTTATCCGTTAGGTGCTTGGGGTGAATTGGATTCTTGGAGAAATCTAGGCTCCAGTACTCAACCAACCGAATTACCGCTTCTTCTCTATGAACTCCTAGGTGTTTAAAATACCTGTTGAAGGCGTTTATGACCTTACCCTCAAACGCGTTGATTTCTCGTTGCAGTACCTGCCTAACGTGCCCCGTCTTATGATCGTGGTCTAAAACGGGGTCCGTTATCAGCAGACCAGATATAGGGTCTATACCCTTTTGCTTCTTAAGGGCTGTTTCTCTGTACGGTTTAATCTCTTTGTATTTAAGCTTCCTCGCCATAATTAAGTCCAGAAAAGAACTGGTAGTTATCGTTCAGCTTCTCGAAGGCAGTAATGCCCCATTTTACCTTAGATTCTGACCATTGCTTCACCTTCATGTCCGCTGACTCGCAGTCGAACACAACGCTGAACACATCTGGAATGTAATCCAGTTCCCACTGCTTAGAAATAATATTAGCTTCTATCGCAAGCTGGCAGCAGTCCGTGTCATAACTCTTGTTCTTATCGTTCCTGAATTTGAAGTCGTACAACTCGTACTTCCCTTTCCCGTTCATGCAAATGAGATCAAGCATCCCCGCGACGTTCAGATCATCATCCAGAACAGAGAACTCCATGTGAACTGGAGCTGAAGAAGTGCTAGATATGTGCTCTATGAACCGAGCTGCGTACTTCTCGTACGGGCCGCAGTAATCAGATCCGTCTTGGTATTGCTTCAGAGCCTCCTCTAGGCCAGCGTGAGCCTTTGTACCGAACTCTGATGACGTTACCTCAGTTCCGTCCTCGTCTGTCCTGTACCCCCATAGACGCTCTTTGAGCTTCGCTGGAGGATCATCTGGGTACTTCTTAGTGAACTCAATAAGCTTGTTCTCTCTCCAGATGTTCATGTCGAACCCCGACAAGCCCTTCGGCATGATAGAGAGAATCCCAGTGACTGAGGGAGATACACCCCCGTGCTTTTTGGCCTTCGGAATACTGTTTACAGAATTAACCAGGGATACTTTCCCTGTACTGCTTTTTTTATAGAAGTGCATCCCTCAATATCTAATTAGATTTTGATTGGATGGCTGCTTGGTTCACCATCTCCTGCTTGATATCCTCTACCTCGGCCCCTGTAATATTCTCCCAAGACCGATTCACGTTCTTCTTAGCAAGATCGTGACCGAAGTTCACAATAGCACTAAGAGTCATTCCCTGAAGAATATCAAGAACTGACTGATTGTTGAACGCGTCAGTGATCATGTGATCCTTAACTTGTTCATCTGATATGTTTTCTACTTTTAGATCTTTAGACATAGAACTAAAGATGCTTTTGGATTTCTATGATGCAAGCTTTTTTTTACTGCACTTTATTTTCATCTAATTAATCCTTGATAGGCATAGGAAGACCGCAATCTTCACGCAGTTTTCGAATGGCACTTCTTTCTGCCTCCGTTAAAATGCAATCCTTATTCATCTCAGAATTGTCATACCCGATTTCGTACTTATCTAGGTTTCTTCCCTTTTCGGGGGACATTCCTTTACTCATCTATTAATCTACATACCCCCCAAGGAATAAGCATAGCCGAAGCGATAAAGCCCAAAGATATAGCTGTCGCTAGTGCATTATCAATTAATCCAGCCGTCACCAACCCACCAGCTGGAACAACAATCATTAAAATGCTTATTAGTTTAGATTTCCTTATTGTCATACGTCTTGGTTTTGTTCTTGTCTTTGAAAATAGTCACTAGATCTTTTGGGCTTTAAATCGTGTTTTATCTATCATAGTACGTCAATAAATGTACGTTAAAGCCTCGATAAGTTCAGACCTCACGTACTCGCAGACCTCCTCAACGGATTCAAAAGTCAACCCATGCTTAAGCTCGCTCCTCATCCTGCGGTCTACTTCACAAATCGAAGACGATAGATGCCCTACATTAACCAACAGTTTGAAATCCTCTTGCTCCTCTGGTAAATTAAATTCTATTTGGGAACGGCCTCAGGGACCTCTAGGGCACTCTTAAAGATGCCTTGACCCTCTTCGTCTACCCAAGTGCCCCTACCTAATCCTGTGGTCATGTCACCACAGAGCTTATCCTCTACGATGTGCCGAGCCTTTTCATATGAAATACCGTTGTCTTCCGCCAATTTAGTTAGTCTAATCTTCATTAATATCCTCCTGTTTTCATGCTAATAGTGTCGAGACTTCGGTTGCTTATGAAGTCTGGCCCTTCCCCGCCATTCGCCATTCGCAAATGTTACTCGTGGCATTTAAGCGAACTCCAAATGCAAAAGACAATTAAGGAAATCATGGGAATGATTACCGCATAAACCCGAACTCCAAACCAAAGATTATCTTTTTGGATTTCGATAAGATTGGCTCGTTGCTGTTTATAGATTTCTTGTTTTACTTTTTCATCAATGATTTTCATTTTTGTTTTTCGGTTCATTCTAATTCGGTCCTTGCTATGGGGAGTGATTCGTCGAACTCGTCCTCTAGTTCATCTCTACAATCATCTGGAAACATTATAATACTGCGTGACATTGTTGCGTTAAAGTGAGCATCTCTGTAATCCTCTAGGAGTTCCTCTATGGCCATGATGGAACTACTTGCATCCCCTGAAACGCGCGTGGCTCCCACTAGGAATATAAGAGTCTTCTCTATGTAAGACATAGTTTCACTCGCAGAGTCTAGCTTATCTGTAGCGTTCTGCTTGTGGAGGCGCGGTGCGAATATATTTACTGTTGTTCCTGATGGCATTGTATACTAGTCTTTAGATTAATGTTCTTTAACTATCATAGCGTTACGTTTTATTGTTCAATTTCTCTAAAAGCGGCGATCATAACTCATGCATTCTCCGTGTATTATTTGAGGCCAAACGAAACTATTGTGATTCATTAGAGGTAATTCGCTATATTCCATGCGGGTATTTGTTGGGATTGAGGTATTCTTTATGCATTTGTTGCATTTGATATAATCCAAGGGGTGGTCCCGTTGAAACCCACCACTCGTCTTCTCGCCAGAACCCCTTGCTTTTTGCGAACTCAATAAGTGAGAGGGGGATTGTAGGCAAATCATCTTCGTTAGGTTCGGATCGTGATTTGTGCTCTTCATAACAGTCTTCATACATTTGTTCCAACACGCAATCTTCGATAAGGTTATCTCCGTCACAGGACCACATTCCGTCCTCTAAAACCCACCCACCAGCGGAACACCACTCTTCAAATGAAGGGAATCCGCGTTCAGGTTCATCAAGTGCTTCATTTTCTTCTAATTCTTTAACAATCAATCGACAATATCCTTCTTTGTCAACCCAATTGTCTTTCCAATCGCAATCTCCAGTGATTATCCTTGAGTCCTTAGTGGCATTTAGCTCTAGGGATTCCTTTTGTGAATCAGATAGTCTCTCCCAGCCAGGAAAGGCCCGCATTACTTCTTTAAGAGCCTGTGAGCACTCTGCGTTTTCCTTAAAGTCACCGTAACGGCTCTTTCTTTCTTTTAGGGTTTCTTCAATCATAATGTGGATTCTTTCCAGGTTTGGACTGCTTCATCGGCGGTTCTCATTAGATTGCTAATATCTACGTGCTGACTAACAACTTCTGTGTTTATTCCTTCACGCTTCATTCTTCGGTAAATAGAAACGGCTGCGGAGGATAAACTGTTGTCGTTGTAATCCCACGCCAACCTAGAGTTCCATTCGCGGCAAGCATCCACGACTCCCTTGTTGGCCAACAGTCTAATCTCTGCCCTGTATGCATCATTTGCATCCTTGACGCAAGAAAACTCATCTCGGTTTTTGTTTTTATTAAGCCACGCCCTGAGTTTGTCTATTTTAAACGTTGGGTATCTAAACTTGTGCTCTACTAAGTCTATTCGTTCAATCATAGTTTTATTGTCCTTATTTGGTTCATAGATCCATCATGTGATGGGTAACTGTCCTGCCTTGGTTAATTGTGGCGCAAGCAATCACTGGCTTCTTGCCCTTCTTTGCGTAGGCCATTGCGTAAGCGTCGTGGTCAATCCCGCATCCGACTTGAGCGCCAAATAT